TTGATAGAAATCAGTTAGAAGATTTTATGCGTGACGAATTTCAAAATGTAGCATGGATGTGCCGCAGAAAACCAAGTTAGTACGTCATTTTGTGTTTGGCAACGGTCGAACACGGTTAAACATTGGCTTTGACGAAGTTAAACCCTATGGACTTATATATGCTTGTAATGCAGTTTATAGGGTATACACTCCTGATTATCTCATAGCTGTAGATAAAAAAATGTTAGATGAATTACATTATACAAACTATATGCAAGATAATAATGTTTATACTTTTATCAGTCAAAAAACACCTAAATACAAACATTTAAATTATATAGATCCTGCTTTAGGATACAGTAGTGGACCTACTGCCCTACATCTAAGTGCCAGTCATAATCCACATGAGGTCTATATTTTTGGATTTGATTTTGAAGGTATAGAAGGCAAAATTAATAACGTATTTGCAGGCACTCATAATTATAGACCTGCTGATCATGGGCCCACATTCTTTGGAAATTGGCTCAAACAAACAGAAAATATTATAAAAGAAAACTCTAACATAAAGTATTATAGAGTTACTATACCAAATTTTTTCGAAACAAAATGGCAATATGATAACTATTACCAAATACTATACGAAGATTTTAGAAGAATGATGTTAAACTGGGATAAAATACGTTAGATTTCACCCATTAGACACTATTTTTTTAGGTTATATGTAAATAATACTTGACAGCTCATTACCTATAGGAGAACAAAATGGGAGATCGTTCAAAGTTCGAACAGATGCTTGAGTACCTTATTAACGATGAGGAAACTAAAGCACGTGAATTATTTCACGATATAGTCGTGGCGAAGAGCCGCGAAATTTACGAGAATTTATTAGCCGAAGATTTCGAAGAGGAAGAAGAAAGCACAGAGGAAGCCCGTGATGATGACGAAGATGACGTCGAAGAAAACATGGGTATGATGCCTGAGCCAACAGAGCCAGGTATGGAAGCCTTCGGAGGTGATGCAGCAGACGACATGTTAGGTGATGTTGGTGCAGACGATGGTGGTGATGAGTTAGACATGGGTGGCGACGACGAAATGGGCGGCGACATGGACATGGGTATGGGCGGTGAAGAAGAACTAGGTGACCGCTTGGACGATCTAGAGTCAGAACTAGAAGCACTAAGAGACGAATTTGAGAGCCTAATGGGTGACGAAGGCGGCGAAGAAGGTGATGACATGGGCGGCATGGACGACATGGGTGGTGAAGAGCCAGACATGGGCGGTGAAGAAGATGATGAAGTAAAAGATGCAATGGCATTTGAAAAGCGTGATGAAGATGATGAAGATGATGATTCAGATGATGAGAAAACAGACGAAGACTTCATCCGTGAATATGTAGAAAAAGTAGGTGGTGGTAACTATAACACCTGGGGTAAGATGGGTGATGATGGTGTCAACACAAAAAGTATCATCGATAACATGAAAAATGACATGGGTGGTACAAATCAAAACATTTTAAGTGGCCGTAATGGTGCAGCTCCTGTAGAAGTAGGTGCAGGTCGTACAATTCAAGGCAACGGTGTTTTTAAACAAAGCAAGCCACAAATTGAAGATTTTGGTAATGTAAACAAGCCAGGTGGCAATGCTGGTAAAACAGGCTTCAAGAAGAAAGAGCCTGGACATGGCGCAGAAAAGAAAGGTGAAGCAGAAGGTAAGGCTTGGGGTGCAGGCACAGGCGGCGCAGCAGGTCAAGTTGGTGGATTAAACACAAAGAGTCCAATTAACGGCGCACCAAAAAGAGCCAAGTAAACACACATAGATGAGCTACTTACGAGAAAACTTGAGTTTCGATCAGGCACGTGTCGTGGTCGAAAGTCATGGAGAGAACGGCAAAGACCTTTATATGAAGGGTATTTGTATTCAGGGAGGTATTAAAAATGCCAACCAGAGAATATATCCTGTAGACGAGATAGAAAGAGCTGTCAAAACCTTGAACGATCAGATCTCAGGAGGATACAGTGTATTAGGTGAAGTAGATCATCCAGATGACCTAAAGATCAATTTGGATCGTGTCAGCCACATGATTACAGAAATGTGGATGGACGGTCCAAATGGTTATGGCAAGTTTAAGATACTGCCAACACCCATGGGACAACTAGTAAGAACTATGTTAGAAAGTGGAGTAAAGTTGGGAGTAAGCAGTAGAGGATCCGGCAATGTCAGTGGCGATGGTACTGGCAAGGTCAGTGATTTTGAGATCATTACAGTGGATGTAGTGGCTCAACCCAGTGCTCCAGGCGCTTATCCGACACCAATCTATGAACACTTGATGAATAATCGTGGTGGTTATAGAGCCTTACGCATAGCGGAGGAAGTGAAGAAAGATGCCAAGGCACAGAAGTACATTAAAGAGAGCCTATTAGCAGTAATAGGCAAGCTCCGATAACAAGAGGAGAATCACAATGTTGGATGTATTAAAAAGCTTATTTGAAAACAATGTGATTAGCGAAGACATTCGAAGTCAAATTGAGGAAGCATGGGAAGCCCGTGTAGCCGAAAACCGCGAACAACTAACACAACAATTACGGGAAGAATTTGCTCAACGTTATGAGCATGATCGTACGGTCATGATTGAAGCCATTGACAGAATGGTAGCAGATCAACTGGCACCTGAAATTGCTGAGTTTGCGGAAGATCGTAAACAATTAGCTGAAGCCAAAGCCAAGTATGCTCTAAAGATGAAGCAAGACAGTGCTGTATTAAAGGAATTTATTACACGTACTCTAGCTAAAGAAGTCAAAGAGCTACACGAAGACCAAAAGTCTATGGCAAATAAATTTTTCAAACTAGAAGAATTTGTGGTAGAAGCTCTCGCTAATGAAATTGCAGAATTTTATGCAGATAAGAAGGATCTAGCCCAGACCAAGGTTAAGTTAATTAAAGAAGGTCGCCAACAGCTAGGTAAGATGAAGAAGGAATTTGTAAAGCGTGCCGCAGTAATGGTAGAACAAGTTGTTACAAAGAGTTTGAATACTGAACTTGTACAACTAAAAGAAGACATTGAAGCAGCCCGTAGAGCAGACTTTGGTCGTAAGATATTTGAAGCATTTAGCAACGAATACCAGAATAGTTACTTAAATGAGAAATCAGAAACAAGTAAATTGCTCAAGGTTATAAACAAGAAAGACTCCGCTATTACGATGGCTAATACAGTAGCAGTGAAGGCACAGAGAGTCATAGAAAGCAAGGATATGGAAATTCGTCGTCTAAAAGAAGCAGCCAAGCGTAAAGAAGTTATGAGTGAGTTGCTTGCTCCATTAAACGCAGAACAAAAGGGAATTATGAGTGAACTTTTAGAGAGCGTTCAAACAACACGACTAACAGAAAGTTTTAACAAGTATCTACCAACTATTATAGAAGGTAGTGCTGGTACAACCAAGAAAAGACAGGCACTTGTAGAGGCAAAAGAAATTACCGGTGACAAAGTTACCACAACAAAGACAAACAGCAGCGAACCCGATAGTAACATCGTTGATATCCGTCGCCTAGCTGGACTTAATTAAGGAGAAAGAAATGTCTGAACTACTAACAAACCGTTGGCAGGAGACAAAAGAGGCTCTACTCGAAGGCCTCCAAGGCACAAAAAGATCAGTGATGGGTGTAGCACTAGAGAATACTCGTAAGTATCTCGCAGAAACCGCAAGCGCTGGTACAACTTCTGCTGGCAACGTCGCAACTTTAAACCGCGTGATCCTTCCAGTGATCCGTCGTGTTATGCCAACCGTTATTGCTAACGAGTTGGTTGGTGTACAACCACTAACTGGACCAGTTGGTCAAATCCATACATTGAGAGTACGTTACGCTGATACAGTTGGCGCAAACGGCGACATTGTTGGAACAACAGCTGGTGAAGAGGCATTAAGCCCATTCAAGATTGCAGAACAGTACTCCGGTGCTGCTAGTGGCAAAGCTGCTAGTACAGCGACCATGGAAGGTATTGCTGGTCGTAGAATGAGCATTCAAATCCTCAAACAAACAGTTGAAGCGAAAACTCGTAAGTTAAGCGCTCGCTGGACATTTGAGGCTGCTCAAGATATGCAGGCACAACATGGTATTGATGTTGAAGCTGAGATCATGGCTGCTCTAGCACAGGAAATTACTGCTGAAATCGATCAAGAGATTCTAGCTAGTTTAAATAGTTTGGCAGGTAGCGCTCTAGCTACATTTAACCAGGCTAACGTAAGTGGTACAGCTACATTTGTTGGTGATGAACATGCTGCTTTAGCAGTTCTAATCAACCGTGTTGCTAACATTATTGCTCAACGCACACGTCGTGGTGCTGCTAACTGGGCAGTAGTAAGTCCATTTGTACTAACAATCCTACAAAGTGCAACAACCAGTGCATTTGCTCGCACAACAGAAGGCACATTCGAAGCTCCAACTAACACCAAGCTAGTTGGTACATTGAATAGTGCTATGAAAGTATATGTAAACACATATGCAAGTGATACCTCAGATATCCTAATTGGATACAAAGGTACAAGCGAAAGTGATGCTGCTGCATTCTACTGCCCATACATTCCATTGATGAGCAGTGGTGTTGTATTAGATCCAACAACATTCGAACCAGTCGTATCATTTATGACACGTTATGGTTACGTAGAGTTGACAAATACAGCAAGTTCTCTTGGTAACGCTCAAGACTACTTGGGTAAAGTTGGAGTTGTAACAGCTAACGTCAAGTTTAGCTGATATTCCAATAGACTAAGAATTTGTTCTATTTTAAAAGGCACCATAGTTGGTGCCTTTTTTTTTTAAATATGCTATTATTTAGGAACCTTTATGGACATTGAATTACATATTTTTACCAACAGTACAATTAATGCCCCTGATACATGGCATATAGAAACAACTTACAAAAGTTTTATGGATACATTTAAAGCAGATATTCCTGTAACAGTATGGTGCGACAAAAATCCAAATCAAGAAAAAGCATTTGAATATATTGAAGCTTTGGGAAAGATTTTTCCTATAGTTAATCATGAAGTGGGCGGACTAAGTCATGGATATCATATGGCTGCTTTTAATAGTAAGTCAGAGTTTTTGTTTATGTTAGAACATGATTGGCAATTTTACAGTGACAGAATTCCACATACCTTAGATCAAATTGTAGATGGTATGCGTAAAGACAATATTTTACACATGAGATTTAATCGTAAAGTACATGGAAACGAACCCGATGCACATGCTAGTTTTGGACATGATATGGATTGGGTAGATTATGAAGGCAGTGTGTTTCCCTATGCTATGGTCAATGCTGTAAGTAATAATCCTCATATTATTAATCGTCAGCGTTGGATTAGCGAAGCAGCTAAACATGCCCATTATGTAGGATTTGGCAGAGAATATGGACTGGAAGAATATTTGACTTCAAGCCCAATTAGAGGTGCTATTTATGGACCAAGAGGACATCCACCGACAATTTTTCATACAGATGGAAAAAATCCTGAACATCTTAGAAACGTGAGTTTATTAAATTAAATTTTTGGTAAATATACAGTAAAAGAATTATGGGGTACCCACCCCGTAGACTTAGAACGTCAATATAGGAGAAACAAATGGGACGTCCGATTAATAAAAAGTTTTTTGGTAATAGAAATCTTGGAACAACAGGTTCAAGTGATGATGGTATTGGTGGTGAAGGTGTAGCAAGTGTTACAATAACAAATGGTGGATCTGATTATTCATCAGCTACAACAACAGTAACATTTAGTGCTCCACAATTACCTACTGGTGTAACAGCTACAGGTACAGCTACAATTGTAGCAGGTGTAGTAACAGGTGTTGTAATCACTGAGAAAGGTTCTGGTTATACGTCAGCTCCTACAGTAACTATTACAGATCCAGATGGTGGTTTAGCAGAAGGTGCAGTTACTCTAACACGTACATTAACTAATACACAGGAAAATGCAATTTACTGTGTAGCCTATATTCCAACATCAGGTACAATGGGTTATATTAGTGGTGCAGGTGGTAGTTCAGCTGTAGCAGGCGATATTGTTAGACAAGTTGGAAGTAACAAATATGTAGTTAGAACTGCTCAAGGTCTTGGACGCTGTACTTTAAAAGGTGGAGCAGCATCAGCAGCAGGTGAAATGCATATTACCGCAGTAGATGATGGTGGTAAAACATATTATGTTATTAAAATAACAGCACATAAGGCAAGACTAGTACCATATGGTGCTGCCGGTCATAGATATGCCAGCGGTGATATTGCACCATGGAGTTTTGCTGCTGCTTCAGGAGCTGTAGTACAAATCACTAATAATTAAAAATGTCTAAAGTTTTAAGAATACAAAAAGGTGGTTATAAGGTTATTGCTGAGGAAATAGGTAGTGAAATCCTATTGAACCCAGGACCTAATAATTCTGGAAAAGTCACTGTAACAGGTGACTTAATTGTAGAAGGAAATTCCACCTATGTAAATTCTACAAATTTAGAAATTGAAGATCGTATTATTAGATTAAACAGAGGTGAACAAGGGCCAGGGGGCGGACAGAGTGCTATTGTTGGTGTTGAACCTATGTCTGGTATAGAGATAGATCGAGGTAATGTAGACGCTTTATTTGTTTTTGATGAATCACCTATGAGAGGATATGTACTTGGTGGAGATTCGTTAGATGATAAAAATGCATATCCTGTTCTAGAATCATTTGTAAGTAAATCTACGCTCCCAAATAAGTCATTATTTCCTATCACAACTAATAGAATACAAACTTATGGAGTCCAACCAAATAGAGATCTTAGTTTCTTTGTTGGATATGAAGGACTTCTTAAAGTTGACTACCTAGCATCTGAACCCAATGAAGATCAGTTGTATGATGCTTATCATGTACGTATTAAGAATTTGATTGAAAATCCTGACCCAACTATTCAAGCTGAAGGTAATAACTCAATTCCAAATATACAATTTATTAGAGAATATGTTAGAGCTGAAGCAGGTCAAGCGGTTATTCAACAGTTTTTTAGATATACAGATTTAAACACATATAATACATATAGCGGAGCACAGGCTAAGGATATAAGTCAAACTGGTGACGGCTTTAGTGGTGTTTTATTTACAGTAGGCAGTGATTTAGGTAGTTTTCCACGTACACCACCAGGTGACTTAGCTACTATTGCAGTAGCTAGAATAGGTAAAGTTGGTACAGATCAAGGTTTAGTAGTAGGTAAAGGCGGTCCAGCAGATAAGAATCTTAGGGTAGTTATTGATATTGCTGATAATACAATAATTAAAACTGACAATACAGACTTAATTATTGAACCAGATACAGGAAATATTATAATTAAGAGTGTAGTTCATGTACAGGATTTAAGCCCGGCACTTTCTGATCCTACACCAATAACAGGTGAAAATATTGTTTTTAGTAGAGCTATACAAGGGTCAGGTGGAACAGGATTATTTTTCACTAATAACAATACTACTGGTGAATTATGTAGTGCTGCAAATGCTCTAGTGTATGGACTAATATTTTAAAGGAATTTTTATGGCTTTAGTAACAGGTCTTGTACCAGTTTTAAGTGTAACAGAAGCAACAGGCGGAACACCAGGTAGTGTACAAGGTGGTACTGCTCTATTTCAAGTCAACACTCCTCCATTTGTGGCTCCCAATTTTCCAGGTAAGGCCTATGCTATTACTAGTATGTTTTTTTGTAACAGAGATACGCAACCAGCTTTGCTTACTATATACCTAGTTGAAAAAGGTAGAAATCCTAGTAGTACTAATGTTTGTATTAAAGAATTAGCAATCAATGTAGGAGATACTTTTGCATTTGACAGTGAAAAGATTATTTTAGGTGAGCAGGATGCTATTTGGGCCAGTGCGGACCGTCCTAGTGCAATTAACGCTTTTTTAAGCGTAGTGCAGGTACAGTAATGAAGTTTTATAAACAAAATAAAATTAATAATAATAGTGCTAAAAGTTTAGAACTAACTTACAGTAGCAGGTATGATGGCCAAATTATTATGGACATCCCATATACTTATGATAGAACAGCTCCAGGAGCTAGTTGGTATCCAGGGTTACCACAACTAAAAGCCTTGTACTTGCCAACAGGATATAACGACGAAAGACCAGAAAGTTCAACGTGGTATAAAAATAGCGGTCTTATTCGTTACAACCTTGATGAAGATGCTTTAGAAGTATTGACAAATGGTGTATGGATTCAGCTCAAAGCTAAACAACCTGCTCTAGTGACAATACAAAGATTTGGAGCAGATCCTGCTAGCAGCGGATTATTCATTGCTGATGAAGAAACTTATCCCGCCTATGAAGGTGATGCTGATAGTGAAATTGAAGGGCTTAATACTATTAGCTATGTAGATGGAAATGAAGTAAATTTTGGGCCTATTAGAGATGTCAATGCTTTGATACCAAAAAGTGCTGCTAACATTTTTGTGTACGTAGAAAATGTATTTCAAATACCCTACACAAATTATAAACTAATAAATGCTCCAAGTGGTAAACCATACCCAGATGGCAAATATATTCAATTCTTCAGTCCACCCCCACCAGGTAAAACGGTGACTGTAATTCACGGGTTTGACTAAACTTTTCCCAAATATAGCTAAATAAGATTGGTACTCATGATTCTGTGAGTACCCTATCAAACTGTGGTAAACCAGCAAAGAGCCCGAAAGGGATGCGAGCGAGCGTTCAAATTTGGTTAACCGTGAAACACGGGGTATAGGGGAGCAGAATGGCCAATGTAGGTCGTATATCAGGTTCAATGCTTCGAAAGAATCTTCTCAGATATGGGGAAGATATGTCTTTTGAGGAGAGAACTGTGCCAGAAACGGTAGGTGGTGTAACTACCAATGTAGATAGAGCTCTACTATACTTGTCAGTTCCTGACGCCAACGATGCTAATAAAAAAGTTGGGGTTGGTGTAAACAAAATAGATCCTTTGTACCAATTAGATGTTTCGGGAACTACATTTAGTAATAGTTACTTAGGAGATTATCTAAAGATAGATAATGTTTTAATTGACGGTAACCAAATCAAGAGTTTTAGTCAAGGACTAGATATTAGAACTAATACTAGTTTAGACTATATCACAGTTGACAGCAGAACATTTAAAATTACAACTACAGATTCAACTAACGGATTTAGTAGGTTAGATTTTAGAGGTGATCTTGAAATCAATGGTAATATTCATGCCACAGGTAGCATCACAGCAGACGGCAACTTAACATTAGGTGATGCTAATACTGATGCTATTGAATTTAAAGCCGATATTGTAAGCAATATTATTCCAGATGTTGATGATACTTATGATTTAGGAAGTTTAAGCCAGTCTTGGCGTCAAGTATATGTTGATGATATGAGATTAGGTGGTCCAGAAGTAGGTGATGTTTATAATTTTGCTCAAACTAGTATTCCAGGATCAGGTACACTACCAGCAAAAACATTTACAGGTATCAATAATCCACAGAATTATACCAAAATTAGTAATACATTTAATGAAGGACACTTAACATTAACTTCAAATGGTAATGGACTGATTGAACTTATTAATGATACTAGAATACATAATGATCTAAATGTGTTAGGTGATGTTGCTACAGATAATGCCAATTACATTTTAATGGGTGATCCAGAATATGGTATATTGTCTGGTGCTGTAGATATGACACAGCAGACCAGTTTAACAGATGGCGTAGCACAATTGAACTTAACACTAACATTATTAGTACCTTTACCACCACCAAGCTTTCCAAATAGTAATAATTTAACAATAAGCAGTTTGACTCAACGTATTATGAACCTAGCACCAGGTAGTCAAAATGTTAACGACCCAAATGTTACAGCACCAGCTGCTGGTACAATTGTTTATGTAGCTAGAGTTAGCACATTTACAACTAATACAATACAAGACACAGGACCAGGTAATCGTGGTATACTTACTGTAAAAAGAAATAATAGCACAGCAGTAACCAAAAAATTAACCTATGGAAATACTACACAGGTTATAACAACTGTTCTTACAGGTTCAACAAATGGTAGTGAAGAATTTAAATATACACAACCTACCACAGGTGTTCTAGTTCCAGGTTATTTGATTAAAATTGCATCAAGTGGTACTGCTTTTGGTGGACTAACACTAAATGGGACATATGTTATTACATTTATTAGCTCAAAGATTTTAAAATTAGCTGAATATAATACAACAACAGGACAACAGAGTCCTACTAATATCACAGCTAATGCAACAACAACAGGACAAAGTTTATCATTCAGCACTATAAATGATAATGGAGCTTATGTTGATAACAATACTACATTAACTGTTGGTGATAATGTGGCATATCCAGTAGACAAGCCAGGATTTCATGAGACGGTTGATATAACAGTTAGCGGCGTAAGTGTGCCATCAGGATGGAATACTGTACAGGTATTACACGATGCAGCTGGATCAACAACTATAGGAGCAAATACAACAAATATTGGTATATGGTATTATGATGCCACAGTACCACAAGCTCCAGTATTCAGTGCTGAAACTTTTGCTTTAGGCACAAGTAGTTTGACTTATAGTAGTACAATACCTCATTACAATAGTAGTACAACTTACAATATAGGATTTTTAGTAACTTGGAATCCTGGAGACACTAGCCTGCCAAATGTAGGTACAAATTGTTTAACAACTAGTGCAGTAGGTCCATGGACTACAGCAGGCAATAAAACCTTGACCAATTTTGCTTATACAACATTACCAGCCACTACTCAAGTAACAACTGGTGCAGGACCTAATAGTACAACATTTGTGGTAAATGTAGTACCAGGATTTGGTGCGTGGACAACTACAACTACTGTTCCTCAATTTACAGCAGATAACAGTTACCTAACAGCTAATTCAGCATTACCAGCATTAAATGCTATAATTTTATACAAAACTGGTACAACAAGTAGTACATCATTTTTAGA